TAATAACAACGAGCCTGTGATCAGCAACGGGATCACCTACATACCGTACCCGTTCAACCTGACCCTGCCGCTGGACACCGGGGACAAGATCCCGACAATCACTTTGACCATTGACAACGTCGATCAGATGCTCGTCGAGGCGATCCGCGAGCTAGAGGTTGCACCGTCAATCCGTGTGCAGCTGATCACCTCGGTTTTTCCTGACCTGGTTGAGAAGGACTTGGATTTCCTGAAGTTGCGAAATGTCACCTATGACGCAATGTCGATCTCTGGGACCCTAGAGGTTGCTTCAGTCTGGGCACGAAAGTTTCCCTCTGAGCAAGTTGATCCCGTTCACTATCCAGCGCTTTTCTATTGATATGCAGCTCGCAAAGTACATCGGCATCCCGTACAAAGACCGCGCAAGAAGCGAGTGTTGTGTCGACTGCTGGGGACTTGTGTGCTTGTTCTACCGCAACGAGTTCGGCATCGAATTGCCGCAGTACACGACAGAAACGCCGGAAGGCCAAAAGTATGTCGCCGAAGTTGTTGCAGGGACCAGAGTGGAGCCTACTTGGAAGAAGGTCACTCAGCCAACGCTTGGCGATGTATTGCTTTTCAGAGTTCAGGGGCTGCCGACTCACGTTGGCATCGCCTTAAAAGACAATGAGTTCTTGCACTCATTCCCGAATAGAGATTCGTGCATTGAGAGACTAGACAGCCTCTCGTGGACAAAAAGATTAGACGGTGCGTATAGATGGGTCAATTAACGAACGTCAAGGTAAAGCATCGCGTCTTTGATGATGCGGTGCATCTAACGATACCGCCAGGGGCTTCGATCAGGGAGATCATCACTCTGTCTGAAATCCCTGAGCAAATCCACGGCAATATCGTTGTGCTCAATCACGGCTCCATTGTCGGGGATTGGGAGTACATCACCAAGGATGCGGACAACTTGGCGATCTGTGTTGTGCCACATGGCGGTGGTGGCGGGCGTGGTGGCAAGAGCATCCTAGGTGCTGTGGCCATGATTGCGGTGGCAGCACTTGCTTGGTATGCGGCTCCGGTGTTTTTCGGTCTGGCTGCGGGTTCAGGAATTACCGGCATCGGTATGTCTATGGTGGCTGCCGGACTGACGATGGTCGGCAGCATGGCGATCAATGCTCTCATTAAGCCACCGGCACTCGATATCAGCAGCATCGCAGGTGGCGGCAGCTCACAGTTCGGCGGACAAAATACGCAGCAATCGCAACGCTCGACTCAAAGCGAAATCACCGACACCATTGAGGCGGCATCGTACAGCTTTGGCGGTCAGTCAAACACGGCACGCAAGTATCAGCCAAGCGTCAAGGTGTACGGGCGGCACCGTATGTTCCCGTCACTTGCTGCGACGCCTTTGGTTGAGAACGTAGGCGCCCAGGCGCAGATCACGATGATCTACGATTTCGGGCTTGGCAACGTCCAGGTCGAAGATTTGCGTATCGGCGCGTCCGATGCAAACGTATATCAGCCTACCCTTGAGTTTCAGTCAAACAGTCTAATGGAGACTACCCGTCTGTACTCTAAGCGGGTTGCATACGACTCAATGAGTTATGTGCTTGATCAAAACAACGAGGTAATCGTCTCTGCCAAGCCAAACTCAATTTCCGGCGCAATCGACATTCTGTTCCCTCGCGGGCTTGTGTTCCTGGATGACAGGGGCAATCGCAGACCGAGTAAGGTTCAGCTGGAGGTGTTCTGGAAGGCGCAAAGCGCGACCAATTGGATCCAGGTCCAGAATAATCAATTCTTCGGCGCTGCGGTCAGCATTGACTTAGCCATTGACGGCTATGTTGAGCAGTACGGCACGAATAGCTCAACGATAGTTGAAGCGGAGCAGTACAGCGAGACTGCAAACCGTACTCTGTGGGCGGTCAACCACTACCCCCAGGCTGACGGATCGATCTACGACGAGACTTCGATCTACTGGGGCGGCCAGCTCGTGTACGGCGGTCCCACAGCGGGGCTAAACGGGCGCTACCGTGAGTGGACAATCGGCTCTCAGCAGCGGGTCAATGACTACCTGCCAACGAGCATGGAGTACCTGTTTGCTGTAACCCGTGAGAGGCAGCAAGCGGGCGGGGGCGGCAGCGGTGAGACCTTTTGGGTTGACATCGATGACCGCAGCCCGACCTATGCCGGTCAATACACACAGGTGTTCGTAGGCGGGCAGCTGGTCTATAACAGCTACTACCTGAACACAGGCGTGACGGGCGACTACGTCAAGGGGTCGTTCAAAGAGACTCGTGTTGAGAGTGCCCAACTCACCAAGAACTACTATTCGGTGCAGGTGCCGATTTACTCTCCGCAAGCGACCTCCACGGTCACCATGTCAACGACTCAGCCATTCACGCTCGTGGCAAACGTCGACTTCGGTAAGGCGGGTGATTACGAATTCAAGATTGTGCGGCGCACTCCTACAAGCAAGGAAAGCAGACGCGCAGACGATACCAAGCTCACGCTGATTAAATCGTTCCAGGCGGGTGAGCTCTTCAGACTTAAGAAGAGACACACGATGCTTGAGATGCGAATCATTGCGACTGACAAGATCAATCAGGTCGTTGACAACCTGTCTGCTATCTGTACGAGCATCCTGCCCGTATACGATGGCGCGGCATGGAGCGATCAGCCTACACGAAATCCTGCCTGGATTGTTTACGACATTCTTACGGGTGACGCGAACCCGTCTCCTCTCAAGCCTGAGCAGATTGATCTTGCTAGTTTTTACCGCTTGGCGCAGATGTGCGATGAGCAAGTTGAGACCACGGTATCAAACAACACGACAGTCGCGGCCCGCTACTCAAGCGACTTTGTGGTTGACTACGACACGACCGTCTACCAGCTCATCGAATCGGTGCTCTCCACCTGCCGATCAACGCTCATCCTGTCGCAAAGCGGCAAGTATGGGATTCTGATTGACAAAGAGCAGACGACTCCGCGCCAATTGTTTACCCCTGCTAACTCATGGGGCTTCTCAGGTAATCGCACCTACTCAGACAGACCGAACGCAATTCGCGTCAAGTATGTTGAGCCGAGCATGAATTGGCAGCTAAACGAGATCGTTGTCTATGACGATGGTTTCAACGCTGATAACGCAGAGAAGTTCGAGGACTTGTCCACATTTGGCATCACCTACGGTGGCAACGCCTGGCGCTATGGCCGCTATATGCTCGCCCAGGGGTTGCACCGCTCTGAGCAGTTCACAATCAATGTGGACGTCGAGAACCTTGCAGTGCAGCGTGGCGACTTGGTTGCGATTTCGCATGATGTACCCAAGATCGGCGGCGTGGCGGCTCGGGTTGTATCGGTAAGTGGCAACGACATCGAGGTCGATCAGTACGTCCAGGTCGAGCTAAACAACTATACGATTCGTCTGCCGGACGGCTTGGTTCGTTCGGGCAAGATCACACAGATGGTCGAGGACTACATCTACCGGGTGGACGATGCTACGGGCATCGAGCCTGACTCGTTGATCGTATTCGGCACTTCTAACCGGGTGACGCAGAATTACCTGGTACACGAGATCCAGCCCGCCGACGACCTTACAGCATCCCTCACTCTTGTGCGGTATGTGGAGGGGATCTATACGGCAGACGAGGGCGAGATACCGCCTTGGGATTCGGGTCTAACCGACACGATCATCAACCGCTCAGACCTGGTCGTTCATAACCTGTTTGGCACGGCTAAATTAGTTTATCCAGACCGGCAGCCGTGGTCAGAGCTGACTCTGCGCTACGACATTACCGGCTATGCCTTTGCCTATGTTGACGTCTATTTGATCCGTCACGGCTACAAGGATACGTTTATCGGGCGCACATCTCACCGCAATGAGTTCGTGCATCTGATTCACACGCTGAACGAACCCGACAAGCTGGGCGACATGACTTTTGAGGTTATCCCTGTTTCTGAGCGAAATATGTGGGGCACTTCAGCGCAGACGATTGTCAATATCTTCCCTGACACATTCCCTCCCGCAAGGCCTGAAGGGTTTAGCGTCAACGTGCAGCACGAACTGGTTGAGATGTTTTGGAAGGCGGGCCAGGAGCCGGACATTGACCACTACATTATTCGCTACACGCCGGAACTTATAAAACCGCAGTGGAATGCCTCGCAGTTCCTGACCCGTCAGAATTGGCAAGCCACTCACGCATCCGCAGGTGCTAGAACCGGCACCTACATGCTCAGAGCGATTGACACGTCTGGCAACAACTCACCTGAAGCAATTCAGCGCACAACGGTTGAGAACCTGCCGAACCTGAATTTCGTTGAGGTTGTCAACGATGCCGAGACCTGGTGGAACGGCAAGCACTATCAGACGATGGTGGTCGGCAGCCGCTTGCAGTCGCAGGGTGCATCAAACGATGTGGTTCCTGAGGCTATCTACGTCTGCAAGGAATTGGTTGACCTGGGCGAAGTCTACGAGGCTCGCATAAGTTCCAAGATCCGCGCCTACGGTGAGCACTTTGATGACTTTATGGTCAATTGGGCACGCCTCGCAGACGTTCCCGCTTTGGCTCGCGCACAGTCTGACAAGTGGGATGCTTGGGTAGAGGTTCGCACGATTGACCGCATCAACTTTATGGCTGACTGGGAGCAGATTGATCTCGTTGATCCGCTGTCTGCCGGTGACGAGCTTTGGTCTGATTGGCGCAGCGTCCAGGTCGGTGACTTCACAGGCTTGTTATTCCAATTCCGCATCGTGTTACGCAGCTATGACAAGCTCGTGCGACCTATTGTGACGGACGGCCTCATCGAAATTGATATGCCTGATCGGATCGACAGCCAATCAGACATTGAGATCCCTGTCGGTGGTTTGACAATCTTTTTTGATCCGGCATTTAGGGTTGCACCTGCATTAGCAATCTCGATTGACGGTAATGAATTACCCGTTGTTTCAAAAGTTACTAACAAAGACCGCGACTCATTCGACCTGCAACTCATTGACGTGATAACAAACACGCCGGTGGAGGGCAAAGTCGACTGGCAAGCCAAGGGGTACGGTCGCAAACGTGCAACATCTATCTAATAGGAGCAGTCAATGGCACAAAACCTAATCACGGATTATCCAATCGACCCGACCGCGACAAGCGGAACGGATCTCGCGGACATCCTCAACAGAACACATCAATCGCTGCAATCAGGGCAAAGCGGTCTCACACGACCATTAGACTTGACGGCGGGCGGTCTTTGGGTGCAACAGCTATCGGGCGGCGGCATGAACCTGATGCTGTATGACGGCACAAAAGATCACATCATTTCCTCGTTGTCGGCTCCAGGCGGATCTATCACCGTCGGCTCTGA